GTTCTGTCCTGCGACTACGAACTCGCACAATTCATTAAAATCGTGCTCGTTGACAGATTTGTACCGCTTTAGTACATTTTCAACCGGGATGAATGCCCCAGCAAAGCCGGTAGACTTACTTTCGATTTCAGTCAAGGACGCACCATATGCACGCCCCGTCATACGCACCTTGTCAGTTTTATCCAACTTGTGTGTATTCATCGCGGTTCTTAGATCATGATTGCCCCAATCTCTTCTTGAGACAGCAATATCATGTCTGAACGCTTTGGCCCGGTCATATAAATTACCGCCGGAATTGCCCAAAGCTGCAACTTTGGGTAACTCTCCGCGGTATTGACCGTAACCTCTGATCTCAGCACCCAACGCCATGCTAACGACGTGGGTTCCATTAACAACGGTGCACCAGTGCTTGAGAAATAGCAACTCCTCAATAACCTCACACGCTCCAACTTTAACTATGTAACCTGCGTTCTCAGCTGCCTTAAGGTAGGCAGCCTTAAACTCGGCTTTAGTGATTAAAGAAGCGTCCGGCACTAATGCTTGTAAACTCAAACCAATTAACATGTTGGCCATGTTATTGGTAACTGTAGTCCCAGTGAAGCCGGACCACATCCTCCATGTAGTGAAGGAATAGGCGACTCCCTGTTTAACACCCTTAGCTCTATTTTTGATGACTAATTTACGATTAAGATAATCGTAGGCTCTTGTCACTGCATCATGATGCACATTCGGTAAACCTCCAGTGGTAGAGAAAAACTTACTACAAAATTTTAAGAACTTAGTGTAATGTGAACCATCACAAGTCGATATGTCTCCATTAAAGAAGACAGGCCCATCCTTGCAATGAGCTCCGATACAGCAATCGTCGGAGAAGTACACATAGAAAACCGCACCTTTAGGTAACTCAGTCAATCGTTTGAAAACGTCGATGAGCACCTCTTTGGAGGGAGACTTTACGAACCGAAAAGTGTACATGTCATTAACATAATCACCTTCCAATCCTTTCTTTATGTCATCCCACACATATGCAGTGGCTTGGGTGCGCATTGCACCCAGGTCTCCTATACTCCGTATTTTATTAACACTTTCTAACAGTTCGCCTAACTTCAACTTATATTTAACGTACAAGTTGTCGGATAGTTTGTCCGTGCCCAACTCGTGTGCCTCAATGTCCGTAGCAATTCTTAAAAGCTTCTTGACATGAGGTTGGTACAACCAAGTTGGGTACGAAACAGAGAAATCTTCTCTACTGACACGAGATTCGTACCACATTTTAAATTTGTGTAACGAACCACGCAAAGTGACTATGGATCTATTTTGATTCTTGATCAGTCTCGCAGAATATCCAGGAAGCTCTGGTTTACGGAGCTTAAACAATCTGGACATTCCACACCTATATTCTCCAGCACCCGCCCCAGGGAAATTAAGAGGCAGATGGAAAGAAGGTCCGAAAGACGTGAGGTATTGTTTGTTGTATTCCTCTTCGCTAACGGTGAATTTTGGAGTGAAGTCACTATGTACTAACTTACTCCTCCTCAATTCAACCTTACATTTCTGCG